GTTACTTAATTTATCTAATTCTCTTGCTTGTGCAATTCTTTTTAAAGTTTTATTTTTATGATTTTTTAAATAATTTTTAGTAAAAGAAGGCTTCCCTGTTTTTTCTGTCCTGTCAAAATCATTTATCCCTAATTTACCACAAATACTCTCTATGCTTTTAGCTGCCCAAACTTCCGGATAAATACCAGTGTCTTTGTGTATTCTCTCTATTTCATCAGTGTATTGTGCTTTTAACTTTGTATATAACATGTCAACTTGAGGCTCACTAATTCTAACTCCTTTAATTTTCATATCAAGAATGCAAGGCAATACATCACATTCTAATTCTGCTATGGACGTTAATTCTTGTGCCTTAATTTCTTTTTTTAATTCTTGCCATAAAGCTAAAGTTATCTCAGCATCTCGTTCTGCATATTCACCCACATACATCGCGGGTAGTTTATACATTTCTGATTTAGCATCTACACCCCATTCTTTCGCAGCATCTTGTAAAGCACTTTCATTTTTTCCTATGCCTGTATAATCTTGAGATACGGAATTTAAATCATATCTAAATCTATTTTCATCAACTAAAGCGGTCATAATCATAGTGTCAATAATTCTTCCGTGGACCGTGAGTCCTAGTCTATGAATCCAACATAAATCATATATTGCATTGTGAAATATTTTATTTGCTTTTGTTTTTAAAACATCTTGAAACCAACCAATAACTTTTTTACGTTCTAAGTTTGGTCCAGATTCATGAGCGATTGGATAATATCCAGACCAGTTTTTAACTGCTACAGCGATACCAACTACATCACCTTGTCCTCTCATTGAAGAAGATCCTCTTGTTTTTAAATCAGGATCTTTTGTTTCTAAGTCGATGGATATTTCATTATATTTTGATAAGTCAGGAAAATCATCTGGTGGAAACCATTCTGACTGCGGTGTAAACAAAGGTTTTTGTATCATGAGTAATCTCTCTCTAATATCATTTCTAAATAGTGGATTGCTTTCTTAATATCTTCTTCCTTCCCTTTTACAGAATGCCTGCAGATGTACTTTATAGCATTCCCTTCCGCAAAAAGCAACTTATTCTCATTTATGAACTCTGCTGGTTGAATCTTCATAGAGTGATAATGTTTTCCTCCTACCTGCTCTTGTAATGATTTGTATGTTGATTTTTTAAATATATCTTTGTTTGTCATAGTTTATACTCCTTTGTTATATAAATTTTAATAGTGGAAAAGGGTTAGTTCTTTCACCAGGTAACTGAAAAAGATACAGATCTTTTTTACATCTAGTTATCCCTACATAGCAAACTCTCACCTCCTCATCCTCCTCTTTCTGACTTCCCATTTCGTAGGCTTTTAATGAGTAACCCCATTCAACGTTCATTACTACTTTATCAGCCTCCATACCTTTGACACCATGAATACTACTTAAAATAATTTTTGTTTTTAAAGTATTGTTTTGTTCCCAACATCGATACAAATAATCATTGAAATCATCGTTGTCTCTAAATAAAGCGTTTGGTTTTTTTGGATCACGTTTTCTAGTGGTGTCAAAATAAAATATTTCATGCCACATTTTATTTAGTGGTGCATTTAAAAAATATTTTTCTGTTAATTGTTCGTATGTAAATGGTTCATCAGTTAATAACTCTGGAAAGGTTGTATCTTTTTTAAATAGTGCTGTTTTCTTTCTATCTCTAATAAATTCTGGTTTTATAACCTCTACCATTTTTCTATATCCAGTCCCTGGTATTGGGTGACCATCTCGTAAAGAGTTCCATAATGCTATAATATCTTGGCATTTTTCTGGAAAAGAAGGTTTAAACTTACCCCTGTCATCCACCGTTTGGGATTTTTCTAAAAAAACAAAACCTTTTTCTTTTAAATAAGAAGCGTATTCTCTACAATTTTTTTTCGCTCTTGAACAAAAAATTACATCAGAGTCATGTTTTATTACTTTATCTAATTCTTGAAGATCAACTATTTCGTTTATAGAACCCTCATCCATTATTTTAGGGTCTATTCTTTTTGCACATGAAAATTCATTACCTAATCTAATTTTAATATTTGATCTAATATTTATAGCTAAATCATATATCTTTCCCGGTAATCTGTGAGACTTTTCTAATCTAATTACGTTTTGTTTTTGACATGGCCACTTTTGAAATATTGATACGTCTGATCCTTTCCATCCGTATATAGCTTGGTCATCATCACCAACTAAAAATAACTCTTCTGTTTTTCTACCTATTTTAGATATGACTTGCCACTCTAGTCTCGAAAGATCTTGAACCTCATCAACTAAAACTATTTTGTAGCTAGGAAAATCAATTGTTGGCTGCAAAGCTTTTAACAACATGTCATCAAAATCAACAAAACCATTGGCATCTTTGAATCTTACTAGTTCATTATAAAAATAAATTAATTGGTCTGTGTGAATATATTTATATTTATCATTAAGACTTTCTCTAAAATAATTTAAAACTTTACGCCCCTCATCTTTTAATCCTCTCTTAGTACAAAAAGCACCATATATAGATCCATAATTGTGTTGAGCCTTATTTAATACGTCATAGTAAACAGCTAACTTTTTATCTTCTTTCTCTGTCCACACCGCAGGATCTTCATCTTTTGTATCATATTTAGGATCATCTAGCATAAACCAACTACTAGGGTCTGTTGTAAATTTTTTTCTAAATTCTTTTTTTGCGCTTGAGTTTAATATATTTACTTTACCTATTCTATCTAAGCAAAATTTGTGTATTGTTGTAATTGATTCAACTTGTTCTTTGTCTAAAAGTTTTTTATTTAAACATCTCTCTTGTAAAGTTTGAATTGTAGCTTTTGCAAACCCAATCATTAAAACTTGATCTGGGTTTATACCACCTTTTAAATATTTACTTAATATCTCTAGTATCTTTGTTGTTTTTCCACAACCCGGACCACCCAATATTTTGTATCTTTTTCTATAGAATCTATCTAACATTAAAATGCACTTTCATCTTTGTTTGAATAATCAGAAACTTCTTGCTGAACTTCTGGTTCAGATTCAAACATTTCTTTGTTTAAAACATAAACCCATCTCTTTACACCCTCTTTAATATGAAACTTTTCTCTAGAAACTCCATTAATTTTTTTTAACATTTGATGGGTAAGATCAGATGTAATAATCCAATCATCAGCTTTTAAATATTTAAAAAAATCTCCAAAAGTAAATCTAATACAACTATCATCCTCAAAAGGTCTTCCTATTAATAATTTCTTTTTGTCTTTACTAACCCTAGTATTGTAACAAAAAGTTTCTAAAGTAGTTTTTAATTTAAATGTTGGAAGACTTTCTTCTGGAGCATCTATCTCTGTTGCTTTTTCTTGTAGGGCTCTTAACTGCATATCCCAATTTTTAATTTTAGGTGGTGTTTTACCTGTTTGTTCTGTTGCAGCCTCTCTTGCTAAATCTTGTTTAACTAATTCTTTCGAGGATAATCTTACCTCTTCACCATTAAAACCTAGGTACCACATTTTAGGAATTGATGTTACGTAAGATAATGGACCCAACACTAATTCACTGCTTAGTGATCCGCTAATTCCAAATTTTCTTTTTACGCATTCTTCTTTATTACAAAAACTTTTTAACCAATCTTGATCACATCTATATACATAATCTTTTTTATCTCTTGATCCAATTACATTACTAACTTCGTTAAAACTCATACCTTTCCCCGCAGGTTCAAAAAATTTTTTATTATATTCTAATGTTTTATCTTTCCATTCTTCAGGGTATCTTTGTTTAATATAACGAGTCATATCTAATAACACTTCGTTTCTTTGACTTTTAGGAACTCCAAAAGAAGCTAAAGCTTGCATACAAGGAGGGCCATCTTTAAACCAATCCCCTGAGTCGCCTTCGTCTATGTTTGATTTTAATTTTTTAAGTTGGGAGGGAGTTACTTTATTTCTTTCGTAGTGTTCAAAAAACTCTTCAAGAGTGGCAGCACCGCCATCCTCCTTTATCATATACCGAACCGTTTTTTTATAATCATGATAAGGTAAATTTATCCAACTACCTGCAGACCCTTTTTCTAAATTTAAATACTTTTGCACAGGGAAAATTTTGTCAGGTTTACAATCTCCAAATATATTTTTAATGCTATGTAATTTTTCTCGTAATAATAAAGCTGGTACAGGTTCTGTTAAAAATATATAAATATGTATGCCACCACTTTTAGATTTAAAAGGTATGAATGGCACGTTCAAACTTTTTATTTTTTTAAATAATTCTTTTACATCTGGTCTGTAATCATCTAAATCTATCGCACCCCACATGCAAGTGCTATCACTTTTTATAGGACAAAGACCTAAACTATCTGCTTTTATAGTTTTGTTTTTAGTTTTAACTTCAAATCTTGTTCCTTCTAAATGTGCTTTCCACATATCTTCTGTGTGAGCGTAAGAAGAAGTAAAAGAAGTTCCAGATTTTTTACCATCACCACTACTTGTATCTATTTGATGATAGCCAAACCTCTCCTCTAGACCTGAAAATATCTCTCTAAATTTTTTAATCATTTTAATTATTTAAGTGGGCGTTTCCACTCTCGCATCGACGCCCACTACCTAGGATTCTAGTATGGTTGCTTAGATTCGTTTTCTTCCGAACCGTGTTTAGCTTGGATCTCACCCTTACCTACACTTGTCGCAAAGTTTTTAGCCATGTCGTACATATTTTTATCTTCGACAGGACCTACTTTACTCACATCCCAACCAAACCATGTTCCTTTGTCATTAGACATCTGAACGGTTGATAGTTTATAAATGTGGCTGTAAGTTGGCGGAGTAAATAATCCATTCTTACCTTGCATTTTGATACCCATCATCATTGAGTTCCATTTTCTACTAATTTTTAGTTGAGTAGATTTCATAGATATCAAAGCTGTCGTTGGGTTATCGCCGAGCACTAATACAAAATGATTAGCTGTGTTATCAAGATAGTTACCATTTGGTAGTCTATCTTTATAGTCTTTACCTCTAGTAGTTTGACTAATGATATCACTATCTGCTTCATGAATTGCAACAGGTGCACCACTACTAGTGCCTCTGTCTTGCCATTCTATATACTGCCTTTTATAGTGACATGGCACGACATTTAAAGTGTCGTACAATTCATTTGTAACCGTGTTGATTATTTTGCCAGGTTCTGCGCCCTCGACATATTTACCATCTCTTTTGTTTACCTCTGGAGATAGTTGTCCCAAAATTTTTAAGAAAG